AAATTACATCAAGAAAAAAGATAGGAGGAAGCCCTTCTCAAGTCACAAAGAAAAGTTAACGTCTCATTAATCAAATTCTATACTACATGCATAGCGTCAATAATCACATGCGCATCTCAATTAGCTGCTGCTTTTTGAAAGGATAGAGAAATGAAAAAGAAATTCATCGTCGTATATGATGCCAAGACAAGAGACAAAGTGCTTGCATTTGGTTCACCTGTTGAATGCGCAAAAATGTTAGGCATCTCTAGAGATACGATCTATAAGTATATATACAATCAGAAGCACCATGTAGTTTCTAATTCACGCTACTACGTGTATGAGACGGAGGAATAGAGATGATAAAAGAAAAAGTTGTAATTGAAAAAATCAAGCCACAAAGGGGGAACAGGCACATCACCTTTTCTGAACAGGCGCTTGAAGGATATCCTGATGGCGTAAGAGCACTGCTTATGTGCATTGCGGAAACAGGGTTTCGTGCAGGAGAAGAAAAAACAAGAATAGAATACGCTGATTCATATAGAAAAAAAGCGTACTGGAAAAAACAGGCGAAGAACTGGGAAAAGCTCTATAAAAACGAGCTCTCCGAAAAGGAATCAAGAAAGCAGAGAGAAATAAAGCTTGCTGAAATCAGCGCTGAAAAAGAATTCAATGATGGAAACGAAAAGGAAACGTATTCATACGCTGAATATATGCGCTTAAGGAATCAGTGCAGACTGCTTCTGGAGAAGAACAAGAAGCTTAAGAAGCAGTACATGGATCTAAGAGAGAAAGTTCTCGATAGGGGGTACATGAAATGAATGAATTAAGTGTAAGTGATCTTTTATCAAAGTTCCATAATTATGAAGTTGTTAAAGTATGTGTTCTTAGAAGCGATTGGAAAAGAACAGGAGTCGCTAGAAATACAATGATCACGACAGTTAATGAAATACTGCAGAAGGGCAAGAAGCCTATTCTTGACGCGTTTATTTATAACATTAAGAAGGAACATAACCTGATTGTTGTAGAAGCTTATGAGCATACTTTGTATGAGGTGAAATGATGATAGACATATCTTTGATTAATTTAGACCATGATAAAAACATGATAAAAACATGATAAAAAAATGGTTAAAAATAAGAAGAAATAATAAATAACTGTTTGTGTAGTATATATACACAAACAAAAATTGGGGTGATATGAAATGGATCTAAATAAAAGAAAGTTTGTTAGAGAATACAAAGGGAAGCTTCCTTTTGTCAAGAATACGATTGACAAGTTTGTTGCCAAGAGATTTAAGGGGCGTGATTACCGGCTTTACTTCAGATACGAATATATGGATAAAAATACTCCTATTGAATTTACTAGAAATGTTTACACTTTATACAAGTTGATTGTTGAAGAAGATGAAGGTTTAAAAGGATACATAATCGATGCAGTTTATGCAGTGGATGCTGATGTGTGCTCAATCGACTTGTATGAGTCTCTTGAATCAGCGCTGGAAGTTCCTGACAAAGACAAAAGCTGTGACGCTTTTTATCATAACTCTTTGAGTAATTCGGAGGTTGAATGATGCTGGCTTTCGTTGTAGGACTATTCATATTGTTGTTTTCAGGAGCAATTAGCGTAATCATTCTTGCAGTAATCAATTACATTGATTCATGCAGGATTCTGAAAAGAATTGAGGAAGAAGAGAAGAGACTAAAGTCTCAGCGCATAAAGGAGCTGAAGGAAATGTTTGAGGTTGATGAAGATGAAGAAGATTAAGACTAAGGAGCAGCTGACAAGATATCTCAAACTGTACGAAGATTATTATTGGGAGCTTAGAGCTCTGGAGTCAATGTCTCTTCCCAAATCGGTAATGCCATCATCTGAACTCGGCACTGGATCTTCCGATAAGGTCAAGTCGCTTAATCATAATCTTGTAAGAAAGCAAAGCAAGATTGACAAGATGATTGAAATCGAAGAAATTATTTCTAGACTGGATAAAGACAATCATCAGCTAGCACAGATACTACGATACAAGTATTGCTATTTTTATAAATTAGAGACAATTGCGAAGATATATCGCAAGTCATACGCGACAATACATAGACTGTATACGTCAGCAATCAATGCACTACTGTTCACCATAAACGATAATGATAAGCAGTGAGCAACGTTGATAAGTTATGATAACCTGTGATAAATGATGATAACTTGTGAGCAACAGTGATATGCGATTAGATATCAGTTAGTGATAATATGTTATTGTAGAATAAATATAGAAGCAACAAGAAGAGCTAGTACACTCTTCTTTTTGTTTAAGGAAGTGAGCTCATGTTCAAGCGTGATCCACAGCTAGCAAGGTTTTACAAGTCGAAGGCATGGCGAGATTGTCGCGATGGATACTTTAAGTCTCGACATGGACTATGCGAACGCTGCTTGAAAAAAAATTTAATCAGCGTCGGCAAAATCGTGCATCATAAGATATATCTAGATGCTAAAAATTATAAAAATCCGGAAGTGTCGCTCAACTGGGACAATCTAGAACTTCTTTGTCAGGACTGTCACAACAAGGAGCATCATGGATCAAGCAAAGAGAAGCGATATTCTTTTGATAAGAATGGAAATATCGTGTACTTTGACTAAATTACAACATAATTCAAGCGAAAGAGAGAGAAAATTCTCGATGTCCCCCCTTATTTTCAAAAATTTTTGAAGCGTACTGGGGAACGGTGTGGGGGATGAATTTTCCTCTCTTTTGATTTTATAGGAGGTGTAGTCGGAATGAACGACAAGGAGCTTGAGCGTAACAAGCTAATCAAAAAAGAATACAACAAATTAAAAAAACTGTTCAAGCCTTTGCCTGAAAACAAGTTCAAGCTGATAGATGCCTTGCTTCATAATCAGGCGTTCATGAAAGTCATTCTGGATGAGCTTCAAGAGACAATCAAGCGTGAAGGAACGATTGAAGAATATCAGAACGGTGCGAATCAGCATGGACGAAAGCCAAGTTCAAATCTTCAAGCTTACAACAATACAGTAAAGCAATATAACGCGATAAATAAGCGTTTAGAAGAAATGCTTCCTGAAGAACACAAGCTATCAAAACTAGAAATGATGCGTAATGTCTGATAACTATATCCGTCAGTATCATGATCAAATAAAATCAGGTGAGATTGTTGTAGGCAAGTGGATAAAGCTTCTATTTGAAATCATAGAAAAGGGTTTAGAAGAAGAAAAATTTTTCTATGATTCAAAAAAAGCAAATAGAGCTATCACTTTTATTGAATCATTCCTGCATCATGCAAAAGGAAGTCTTGCTCCACAGCTGATCAAGCTTGAATTGTGGCAAAAAGCAATCATTTCTTTGATTTTTGGCATAGTTGATGATAAAAATTATCGTCAATTTAGAGAAATATTGATTGTTGTGGGGCGTAAGTGCGGTAAGTCTCTACTGGCTTCTGGAATAATGGAATACATTGCCTATCTTGATGATGGCTACGGAAACGATATCTATTGTCTTGCTCCAAAACTGGATCAGGCGGATATCGTTTTTAGTTCATTTTGGCAGTCGGTCCAGAAAGAACCTGAGCTTTTGGCTCTTACAAAGAAGCGCAAGACAGATATATACATCAGTCAGACAAACACGTCAGTAACAAAGCTTGCTTTCAACGACAAGACAGCTGATGGGTTCAACCCTCAGCTGACTGTATGTGATGAAATCGCAGCTTGGCCTGCTGCAAAAGGTTTAAAGCAGTATGAAGTTATGGCGTCAGCACTTGGAGCACGAGAAGAGCCGCTGATCCTGTCAATAACTACTGCCAACTACATCAATGATGGCATCTATGATGAACTGATGAAGCGTGCAACTAGATTTCTTCTAGGTGATTCAAAGGAGAAAAGGCTCTTGCCGATTCTCTATATCATTGACGATATCGAAAATTGGAATGATATCAACGAACTGAAAAAGTCGCTTCCAAATTTAGGCGTTTCGGTTTCAGAAGATTTCATCAAAGAAGAAATAGTAAAGGCTATGGGCTCTCTTTCAAAGAAAGCCGAGTTTATATGTAAGTACTGCAACATCAAGCAGTCTTCATCTACGGCATGGCTCAACGCTAATGATGTGAAGAAGAATGTGTCTGATCATCCATTAAGCCTTGAAGATTTCCGAGGTTGCTATTGCGTTGGCGGTATCGATTTGTCAAAGACAACCGACTTGACAAGCTCGTGCGTTGTTATTGAAAAGAATGAAGTGCTCTATCTTTTTGCTAAGTTCTGGATGCCTTCTGAAAAGGTTGAATACATGATCGCGAGAGAAGGCGTTCCTTACGACATATTCATTCAGAGAGGGCTGCTGAACCGGTCCGGTAAGAACTTCGTTGATTATCGAGACTGCTTCAGTTGGTTCAAGTCGCTCGTTACCGATTATGAAATCTATCCTTTAAAGATAGGCTACGACAGGTACAGTGCTCAGCAGCTTGTCCAATCAATGGATGAATTCGGATTTCATATGGATGACGTAAATCAGGGATTCAATCTAAGTTCAGTCATTCGAGAGACTGAGGGGCTTATAAAGAATGGTGATTTTGATATAGGAGATAATGATCTTCTGAAATCGCATCTTTTGAATGTCGCTTTGAAATCTGACAATGAAATTGGAAAAGTAAAGGCTATCAAGATTGATGAGCGCTCTCACATCGATGGTTGCGCCGCATTATTGGATGCAATGACGGTTAGGCAAAAATACTACAAGGAAATTGGTGGGCAGTTGAAGAACTGCTCATAGAAAGGATATGATCATGAGATTTTTTGAAAGATTTATCAAGAAAAAGAATCAGGCATCAGCTGCAGTCAATGGTTTCTCGGCCGGAATGGTTGTTGGATATAGACCTTCTTTCAGCAATTTCGACGGTGAAATCTATGAAAACATCCAGGTACGAAGAGCCATTGATGCAAGAGCAACGCATAATTCAAAACTTAAGTTCCATTTTACAGGTATTGAGTCTTTGAATATCGAACAGAAGAGAATCCAACTGC